GAGGATGGCAAATGGTTTGTCAAAGAGATTGTTTACGGTCGGTGGGACATCAGGGAAACTGCGGCTACGATCCTGTTGAAGATGCGGGAATACCGACCTTTGAGCATTGGAATTGAGCGTGGAGCATTAAAAAACGCAGTTTTGCCGTATTTGAGTGACTTAATGCGTAAAAATAATGTATATTCGCACATAGTTGACTTGACGCACGGCAACAGGAAAAAGACTGACAGGATTATCTGGAGTCTCCAAGGACGGTTTGAGCATGGGCGTATTGTGCTGAACTCTGAGGAAGATTGGGATGAATTCAAAGATCAACTCTTGATGTTTCCAGCCCTTGGTGTTCATGATGACTTGCCTGATGCCCTTTCCTACATTGACCAACTGGCTGTAACCTCATACTTCCAAGACGATCAAGAAGATGAGTGGGAGCCTCTAGATATTATTTCGGGGATATAAATGGCAACAAATAAAGAAGTCAAACTTGAACAGAATGAGTTTTATGAGCCTACTGAGGCTGATAAAGAACTGACCGATTTTGTTACTGACCATTGCAACAGATGGCGTGACTATAGAGACACCAACTTTCTTCCTGATTGGCTGGAATACGAGCGTATCTTCCGTGGTCAATGGGCATCTGAAGACAAAACCCGTGAGTCAGAACGCAGCCGAATCGTAACTCCTGCTACTCAACAAGCAGTTGAGACTCGTCACGCTGAAATCATGGAAGCTATCTTTGGACAAGGCGACTTCTTTGACATTGAAGACAATATCCAAGATGTAAACGGCAATCCTATTGATGTTGAGATGATTAAGAATCAACTCGTTGAGGATTTCAAAAAGGACAAAATTAGAAAAGCTATCGATCAGATCGAATTGATGGCTGAAATCTATGGAACAGGCATAGGCGAGATTGTTGTCAAGACTGAAAAAGAGTATGTTCCCTCAACTCGACCTATTCCTAATCAACAGGGTCAGGCAGCTATTGGCGTGATGGAACGAGACAGAATTTCTGTCAAGATCATGCCTGTCAATCCAAAGAACTTCTTGTTTGACCCTAACGGCACAAGCATTGATGACTGTATGGGCGTGGCTATTGAAAAATACGTTTCAATTCATAAGGTTGTGCAAGGTATTGAACGTGGAATCTACCGCAAGGTGGACATTGGTACTGCCAGTGAGGATACTGACCTTGAGCCTACCCAAGAGGTATCACAGTATCAGGATGAAAAGGTTCTTTTGTTGACCTATTACGGGTTAGTTCCCCGTGAGTACCTCAACAACATGAAAGAGAACAAGGATATTGTTGAATTGTTCCCTGAGAATTCTACGGCTGAAGATTACACCGATATGGTAGAAGCCATTGTCGTGATTGCCAATGATGGGATGCTCTTAAAAGCTGAAGAAAATCCATACATGATGAAAGACAGGCCAGTTCTGTCTTATCAAGACGATACTGTGCCAAATCGCTTGCTTGGTCGTGGTACGGTGGAAAAAGCATTCAATATGCAAAAGGCCATTGATGCTCAGACCCGCAGCCACTTGGATTCACTGGCACTGAGTACCTCTCCAATGATGGCGATGGATGCAACTCGCTTGCCCCGTGGTATGAAGTTTGAGGTAAAGCCCGGAAAAGCTATTCTGGTCAATGGCTCTCCTAGCGAGATTCTCTTTCCATTCAAGTTTGGAGCAACTGACCCTAACAACCTTGCAACTGCCAAAGACTTTGAGCGAATGTTGCTACAAGCAACAGGAACTCTTGATTCAAATGGCATGATTAGCCAAGCTAGTCGTGATGGTGGTGGTATGTCAATGGCGGTTGCCTCCATCATCAAGAAATACAAGCGTACATTGGTGAACTTCCAAGAAGATTTCTTGATTCCATTCATCAAGAAGGCTGCTTTTAGGTTCATGCAGTTTGATCCAGAGCGTTATCCATCTGTTGACATGAACTTCATCCCTACTGCAACCCTTGGCATCATTGCTAGGGAGTACGAACAACAGCAATTTATTGGTTTGTTGCAGACTTTGGGTGCAAATACTCCTGTTTTGCCTATTTTGCTTAAAGGTATTGTTGGAAATAGCAGTTTGTCTAACCGCATGGAGTTGATGGCTAAGTTAGATGAGATGATGCAGCCTGATCCACAAGCTCAACAGATGCAACAAGCTCAAGCACAGTTGGCTATGCAATCAGCACAGGCTCAAATTGCTGTAAACACTACCCAAGCAGAACAAAATAGGGCTGAAGCACAGAAATTGATGGTTGAAGCACAGTTAATGCCTCAAGAAGTACAGGCTAAAAACATGGCTGCAACCACCAAAAACCTACCAAATCAGGACGATTTAGCCTCAAAAGAGTTTGATAAACGAGTCAAGATTGCTGAGTTGATGCTGAAAGAATCTGACATTAAGAACAAAGCAAAGATTGTTGAGTTGCAGATGGCAGACAAGCAGAATCAAAGCGTAAAAGACAATGAGTTTCTGAAAAGCGTTATTGGTGCGTAATGGATTTTAAGAAAATTCTTTTGTCGGATGCGTCATCGGATGCGAAAGTCTCTGCTATTGCACTGCTTTTGAACAAAGAGTTACCCAAGCTGGTTGACAAGGTTGATAGCGTTAAAAAGCTCAAAGGTGAGCAAGGAGATCGTGGTCTTCAAGGCGATAAGGGTGATGCTGGCAAAAACGGTAAAGATGGAAAAGACGGTAAAAATGGATCAGATGGGTCTACTGGTAAAAATGGCAAAGACGGGGACGATGGGGTTTCAGTTGTAAATGCCAAGGTTGATTTTGATGACACACTTGTCCTTACCTTATCAACAGGAAAAGAGATAAATGTTGGTGAAGTTAAGGGAGACAAGGGTGACAATGGTCGGGATGGAAATACTGGTGCAAACGGCATCGGTGTTCCTACTGGCGGTACATCTGGACAAGTCTTAGCCAAGAATAGCAGTGCAGATTACGATACATCTTGGGTAACTGGTGGTGGCGGTGGTGGAGTTTCTTCTGTTGCGTCTGCCGATGGTTCAGTTACTGTCACTACAACATCAGGAGCAGTAGATTTATCAGTAGCTGTTGCGGCATCTACTACCAATGTGGTTGTTTTAGTTCGTAATGCAACTGGCGCAACTCTGACTAAAGGTACTGCTGTTTATATGAATGGCACTATTGGTCAAAATCCTACGGTTACCAAGGCGCAAGGAAATAACGATACAAATTCAGCCCAAACTCTTGGATTGATGACTGCTAATCTAGCTAATAATTCAAATGGCTATGTTACTATTATTGGTTTAATTACTAATATTGATACATCTGCATATACAGATGGTGACCAACTTTATCTAAGTCCTACAACTGCTGGTGCATTGACAACAACAAAGCCTTATGCTCCTCAACATCTTGTTTATGTTGCTGTTGTTGAACACGCCCATCCAACTCAGGGCAAATTGTTTGTCAAAGTACAAAATGGCTATGAGATGGATGAGTTGCACAATGTGTCGGCACAATCTCCTAGTAATGGCGACATTCTTATCTATAACACCAGTACGTCATTGTGGGAAAAGAACACCCCAACTAATGCCAGAACTGCATTGAGTGTTGCTAAAAGTGGTGCAAATACAGATTTGGCATCAGTTACATTAACTACAGGAACAATTACTACTGCACCAAGTTCAAGTAGTGATATTGTCAATAAGTCCTATGCCGATTCAATTGCGGCAGGGGTTAACTTTCATGCTGCTTGCCAATATGCAACAACAGCCGCATTAGCTGCTAATACCTACAACAATGGGACTTCAGGCATAGGGGCAACCCTTACTGCTAATGCCAATGGCACATTAACCATTGATAGTTATACATTGGTTATTGGTGATGTTGGTAAGCGTTTGCTGATTAAAAATGAGGCTACAACTGCAAATAATGGTGTATATACATTAACTCAGGCTGGTACTGCATCACTTCCTTACATCCTAACAAGGGCAACTGATTACGATTCCAGTGGTTCAGGCACAAATGAGGTAGATCAAGGTGATTACATACTTGTAATCAGTGGCACAGTTAATACCAATACATCATGGGTGCAACAAACACCACTACCTATCACAATTGGATCAACTGCTATTGTTTTTATTGAGTTTGCCGCAAGTCAAACATATACTGCTGGAACAGGGTTAACCCTTACAACCAATCAGTTTTCAATAACTAACGTAGGAACAGCAGGAACTTATGGATCGGCATCGACAGTCCCCGTCCTCACAACAAACGCCCAAGGACAAGTCACCGCAGTCACAAATACCGCTATTGCTATTAGCGGCGGGGCTGTATCTGGCAATATTGCTGGCTCTTCTGGTTCTGTAGCCAATACCCTAACTGCTGGCACAGGCATTACTTTTAATTCAGGTTCAACCTACGATGGTTCTGCGGCAAAAACCATCAGTTCGCTTTTGGCACAAGGTACGTCAGCGTTTACAACTGGCACAGCACAAACCTATACCGCACCAACAAATACACAATGGGTAAAAGTAACTGTTGTAGGTGCTGGCGGAAACGGCGGGGCGGCAACTGGACAAAGGGCAACAGGCGGCGGTGGTGGCGGGGTGGCAATTAAATGGCTTGCAATGACCGCAGGGCAAACCTTAACGTATACCGTTGGAACAGCGTCTGGCACAGCATCCACCGTTTCATCAGGTACGTTGACCATCACCACAATAACGGCAAACTCAGGCACAAACGGCGCAGGTACTGCTTACGCTAACTCAATTACGGCTGGCGGCGCAGGTGGCACGGCAACTAATGGCGATGTCAATATCACTGGTGGACAAGGCGGTTATTCTTACGGCTCAGGCACAACAGTTCAAACTAACTTTGGCGGCAAGGGTGGGGATTGCCCCGGCTTTGGTTCTGGTGGTGCTGCCTTGGCAATTGTGGCAACCGCTGGCGTACAAGGCAATGGATTTGGTGCTGGTGGTGGTGGGGCGCATGGAAATGCTACAGCAGCCAATGGTCGAGGTGGGATTATCATCTTTGAGGCATTTTGAATATGACACCTGAACTACAAAAGTATTACGAAGACCGCTTTTCCATGATGTCTATGGATGGTTGGAAAGAATTGACTATTGATATTGACAATATGATAGAGTCACTCAATAATATAAGCGTTATTCCTGATGAAAAGACCTTGATGTTCAAAAAAGGTGAACTTTCCATCTTGACTTGGCTGAAAACCTTGAAAGAGGTCAGCGAACGAGCCTACGAGGAATTGAATGAAAAGAATGTTTGATTTTGCCTGTGCAAACGGGCATAAAACCGAAAGACTTGTTAATTATGAGTTAATGAGTTTTAGGTGCGAGTGCGGAGAAACAGCCAACCGTACTTTGTCTGCTCCAAACTTCAAACTAGAAGGGTGGTCTGGTTCGTTCCCATCAGAGCATGGGAAGTTCGAGAAAAAACACTTAGATCAGTTGAAGTGGGAGCAAAAGCACAACTCATAAACAGCAATGTCGAGTTGAATGTCCTAGAACCGATAACGGCAGGAAAAGGTAAAAATATGTTGATTGACAATGAAGATGAGTCGCTAAGTGAGTTAGATGCAGTTGAGCAAAAGAAGCAACTACCTGAAGTAGCACCACTGACTGAGATGCCTGAGAAATATAGGCAGAAATCTCTTGAAGAAGTGGTAAAAATGCACCAAGAAGCTGAGAAGTTGATTGGAAAGCAAGCGCAGGAAGTTGGGGAAGTGCGAAAGCTGGCAGATGAACTTATAAAGCAAAACCTCTCCTCAAAACAGCAACCTATTGAGAAAGAGCCTGAAGTAGATTTTTTCGAGAATCCACAAGAGGCAGTTCGCAGGACTGTTGATAACCATCCCGATGTACTTGCCGCTAGACAAGCTGGTCAAGATTTCAGAAAGATGCAGATTCAACAAAAGCTGGCGCAAGAGCATCCTGATTTCGGTCAGATTGCTCAAGATGCAGACTTTGTGAATTGGGTGAAATCTTCACCTGTTCGCCTTGGTTTGTATGCAAAAGCTGATGGTGAGTTTGATTACGACAGTGCAAACGAATTGTTGAGTACCTATAAACAGTTGCGTGGCGTTAAGACAAGACAGACTAATGAAGCAGGGGAAACTCAGCGCAAGTCTAGCCTTAAAGCAGCGGGTGTTGATGTAGGTGGAAGTGGGGAGTCTGGAAAGAAAGTCTATCGTAGGGCTGATCTAATTCGGCTGAAGATGACTGACCCAGATCGTTATGAGGCGTTAAGCGGAGAAATCATGCAAGCGTATCAAGACGGACGGGTTAGATAATTTAACTTATCGTTTTTTGGAGATTTAACATGGCAACAGCATTTTCCCCCAGTGGTTCAGTTACCACAACTACAGCAGACAAATTCATTCCTGAAATTTGGTCAGATGAAATTGTAGCTGCCTACAAGAAAAACTTGGTTCTTGCGAACTTGGTTATGAAGATGAACTTCAAGGGCAAGAAAGGTGACACTATTCACATCCCTGCACCTACCCGTGGTTCTGCTTCTGCAAAAGCCGCTGAAACAGCAGTCACTTTGATTGCTGCTACAGAGTCTGACGTTACAGTGTCTATCAACAAGCATTACGAATATTCACGTTTGATTGAGGATATTGTCGAAGCCCAAGCCCTGAACAGCTTGCGTAACTTCTATACCTCTGACGCTGGTTATGCTCTGGCTAAACAAGTTGATACTGACTTGGTTCAGTTGGGTCGTTCAACCAATGGTGGTGCTGGTACAAATGCTTACGCAACTGGTGCATTCATTGGTGGTGATGGTACATCTGCTTATGTTGCTGCAAGCAATAATGAGTCAGCATTGACCGATGCCGCAATTCGCCGCACCATTCAGCGACTGGACGACACTGATACCCCAATGGATCAGCGTTTCTTCTTGATCCCTCCATCAAGCCGCAACACTTTGATGGGTTTGGCTCGTTACACTGAACAGGCCTTTGTTGGTGGTACAAACAATACCATTCGCACTGGTGAAATCGGTAACTTGTATGGCATCCCTGTGTTTGTATCAAGCAACACTGATACTGCATCAGGTTCTGCTGCTGCACGAGTTTGTTTGATGGGTCACCGTGATTCAATGGTGCTGGTTGAGCAAGTTGCTGTTCGTTCACAAATCCAGTACAAACAAGAGTATTTGGCTACTCTGTTCACTTCTGACACTCTGTATGGTGTTCAGATTCTCCGTGCCGCCGCAAGCGTTAGTGCAGCTAAATCTGCATCAATGTTCGCTCTCTTAGTTCCTGCCTAATTGCAGTTGCGCCCCCTGCCCTAGTGGTGGGGGGACTTTTTTAACCTAATTAGGAGAAATCAAAATGGCTGCTGCTACCGCTGTTGTTTCCACTAGAGACAACGAATCTTTCCGTGGGCTTTTCAGCGACACTTGGTCTGTTGTTGCTACGCTTGATGCTGGTTCTTTGGCTGATGGTGCGGGTGAAACCGAAACTGTTGCCGTTGCTGGCGTGGCGTTGGGTGATATGGTCTTGGGTTGTTCTTTTGCTGTGGATGAAGTTGGCATGAGCGTTACTGCTTATGTCTCTGCTGCGAATGTTATTAGTATTCGTGTTCAAAACGAATCTGGTAGCACCGTTGACTTGGCATCTTGCAAGATTCGTCTTGTAGCTGCTCGCTTGGTGTAAAGATAGGGGGGCTAGTCCCCCCTTTCTTATTTAAGGGTTTTATGGCTACTTTTCGCTGTCTTCAATCAGGTAATACAGTAAGTTTTACCTTGCAACATGACATTGACTCTATGAAGGGTCATCAGGGTTATGTGAGAATTGATGATCCAGAAGTAACCACAGAATCTGTAGAATCAGAGACTAGAACAGATACCGCATTTGCGCCTGTCATCCCAACTTTTAGAAAAATGGGTAGACCCCGAAAGGTAGCAAATGTCTGAGATAGATGCTC